CTATAACAATAATACCTATGACGAATCTTATACAATACCTGAACCTGAACAAGAGTATACACCATTACAACTTGACCAACCTAGCTCATTAGTAAACCCATACGGAGAGCCATGGACACCCTTGCAGACTTACTAGGACTCAACCCTATACCTGATATAGAGGTTAAGGATAAGAGTAGAATACATATATATAAAATGATGAACCTCAAGATTAATAAGACTCAGGCTAGAATACAAGTAGAGTTACCTATGTCAGTTGTTCAGGCTATAAAGATAAGCTCTAGGATCAGGGTACACCGACATGAAACTACGCGTAAGCCTAGAGTTAGTAGAGTAACAGATGAGGATATAATTAGAATGAATATGCTGTATGAGAAGGGAGCTATACCACTAAAGTTTATAGGAGAAGCCTTCTGTATATCAGAGACCTACTGTGGTAAGCTAGTACGTACATACAGGGTTGCCAATAAGTTGCCAGCTTTATCTAAGAAGGATAGAGGGGTAATAGCTAACGGATACACAAAAAGGGAGGTAGTATGAATACACCAGAACAGGTAGCTAGTGATCTACAACTACGAATAGCTAAGCTAACCACATTCGATGGAGACTTACTTAGGTATGAGATGGATGCTACTAAGAAGGCTCTATTAGAGAATCCAGCAGCTTGTGTCCTCTTGTTAGATGAGGATATAGGTAGTTGTGTTGCCGCACTTAGGAAGATAACAGGTATTGCACTAGCTAGTGTAGTTAAGAAACCTAGGAGGGCAGGTAGTAAAGTAGTAAAACTCACACCTGAGGCTATGGCTGAAGGCTTAGAAGGTATGTAATTAATTTCAGGGAGTAATACATTATGATGAACGTAACAACAACGCACGTAGAGCTAGGTTGTATGACTAAGTATCTTAATGATTTCACAGGTTCAGACAAAGCTAAAGAACGTAACTTCGCAGAGAGAGGACTAGTTAGTTTCTTAACTGGCTTCTGGAAGATGAGGAACGGAACAGGTACTTTAGTTGGAGCAGGTTGGAAGATACAAACCATTAAGTCTACCTATGAAGCTAGTACTTTAGATACAGAGTATACATTCACGCTCACTAACGTACAAGATAGAATTAGAATAAACGCAGAAGAAAAGATAAAAGACGGAGAGTAAACTATGAACAAGATAAGGTTATCACACTCAGCTCTTGACCTACTAAACACCTGTGAGCGTAAGTTCCAGTTAGATAGATTCCTAACTGGAGGTGCGCCTAGACAGGACTATCCACCTACTGTCTTTGGTAAGGCTTTTGGAGCCGGCATAGCTGACTACTTAGCACACCAGAATAGAGACCAGGCTATCATGACAACATGGTTAGCATATACACCTAAGCTGGAAGACGCTCGTAGAACTGAGCTAGTATGTGTTAATGCTGTTATCAATGCCTTTACTGAGTTGGATAACCTACTCTTGGATTACGAACCAGTACTTATTGAGGGGAAGGTGTGTGATGAGCTATCCTTCCGCCTTAATATAGATGAGCAGTTCTACTACGTAGGCTATATAGATTTCATACTGAAGAATAGGTTTACAGGTAGGTATGTTATCATTGAAGTAAAGACTACTGGCTTGAGCCTACATGATCTTGACCCATTGTATATTAACAGTGGGCAGGCAGTAGGGTATTCCATTGTCTTGGATAAGATAGCAGGTGCTACACAGTCTGAGTATGATGTGATATATATCATAGGACAGATAGGAAGTGGTAACGGATTCCAACCTAACATACAGGTTAAGACATTCCCTAAGACAATAGGGGATAGATTGAATTGGTTCTTATCTATTGGTATGGATAAGGATAGGATACACCAGATGCTAGAGCTAGACTACTTCCCTAAGAGAGGTGCTAGTTGCTTGAAGTATAACAAACCATGTCCACACTTAGGTACTTGTGGGCTAACAGCATTAGATGAGATGAGGAAAGAGGAAGAAGATACAATAGACTATGACTTTACCTATGAACTTAATGATATTATAACTGACCACATAAAGAGGATAAGCTAATGCAACACACCGATGAAGCATATAACCTAGCTAGAGATGCAGTAATGGAAGGTAGGAAAACAAACAGCCTAGCTACTATCATTGACTACCAAGTATATCAGAGTAGACAGACAAAGGTTACAGGTTATGAGCTAGAACTTGAAGCTCTTAACCTAAGGAATGATGATGTATGTAGATATATTAAGAAGGTTAAGAACTTTGAGACAGCTATGACTACATTAACAGAGACTGCTAATATCCCTACCGACTTACGTAAGACAGTAATAGATGAAGCTAAGGATATTATAACTACTAGAGGTAAAGATGATTACGGGAGTGCTGAGCGTTGCATGGGTAACATAGCCGCCCAATGGAATCTATATCTATCACAGAAGTATGGTAAGGAATCATCTCTTAAAGAGGAAGACGTATGCCAACTGATGGTTCTACTAAAGATGGTACGTGATATGCACAAGCCTAAGAGAGATAACATAGTGGATCAGATAGGTTACACAGCTTTAATACAAGAGATAAGGGAGAGTAAGGATGAGTAACATACAGGATATAAATAGAAACAACCCAGATATCACTATGCCTAAGGAACAGTTTGACGCACTAATGGCAGACGTGCAGAACATAGTAGATCAAATGCCAGAAGCAGAACCAGAGCAGCTATCAACTATGGCACTAGAGATAGCTATGGTATCAACACAAATAGATGGAGAGGGTGAAGAAGTAGAATCCCTGAAGGCTATGTGTAGGACTGGGGCTGCTGCTCTATTCTATATTAATGTACTCCACGCAAAGCATGAGGAACTAGGGTTAGAGAATCGCCAATTGAAACTAGAAGCTGGTAAACTTGTATACTAAGGAGCAATGACCTATGAACCTAAGAGATATAGCAGAGGCACAACACAAAGCAGTTAGACCTAATCATAGCATCTGTGTGTATGGTAATCCTAAGACAGGTAAGACACGCTTGGTTGGCACAGCCGCTAAGATACCTGAGATAACTAGGATAGTATGGTTTGATTTAGAGAATGGATCAGAGACCCTACTACACATGGGGCTAACACCAGAGGAGATGGCTAAGGTAGAGCTCATTAAGATAACTGATACTAGGACAGAACCTAGGGCAGCTGAGTGTCTACTCAAATTCATATCATCACCTACTGGTTTTCATATATGCGAGGAGCATAGTAAACCTAACTGTCTACCATGTAAGAAGGACAATAAGTTTACTGGCACATACGTTAACATAACAAAGATGACTCACTCTGAGCTACTAGTAATAGATAGTGGTTCTCAGCTTGGGGATAGCTGTCTTAACCTAGCCACACTTGGGCAGGATGTAGACTACAAGGCTAAGATGGATGATTGGGGAGCGTTAGGTAAGTACCTAGGTGATATACTATCTGTGTTCCAAGCCTCCCGCTTTACTAATACAGTTGTTATCACCCACCTATTGCCAGTAGAGGAAAAGGTTAATGGTATAACTAGGGATAAATTCTATCCACTCATAGGTACTAAGAAGTTTAGTATGAAGTCTGGTAAGTACTTTGGTAGCCTAATACTAACAGAGATAGGTATGAAGAAGCACAAAGCAGGATCATCTTCCACCTATAAGACTGATTATATAACAGGCTCTAGGACTAATGCTAAGATAGAATCAGGTGCTGAACCCGACATGAGAAGTATCCTAGTAGAGGGTGGTGTACTATGAATGACATACTACCAGCACTTACGTTGAGACAAGTAGCTGCTGCGTATGAACAAGCTGAAGCGCAAGCTGTAGCAGACAATAGAACAGAGGAGACTCCTTTCATAATAAGAAACCCTTATGTACTAAAGATGTTTGTAGAAAATATACAACAACTAGACGCAGACTTTCTTGGGATAGACTTAGAGGAAGGTAGAATAGAAAGGATTAGATATGACTCTTAATACAGAAGACTATGAGGAAACCTTTAGAATACAATGTAGATACTGTGGTAAGTACGGACTGAAGTGGGAAGATGAGGAAGGTAGA